CATGGTGGGCAAGAAGGTTAAAAAATAAAATCTATTACAAGACCTATTCTAAAAGCCATTGAGGCCATGGAAGATGTTTATGAAATGGTCGGACTTCAAAAAATTGTGAATAATCTTTTGATCGATCAATATAAAACAATGAAGGCAATGGAAACTAAGTCCGCTGATGTTGGTGCAGAGGAAGTCATTGAAAAAGCTGCTCAACAATAATGACTGGATATTTTTCTTAGGCTTTATTATTTTGATGATGTTTGGAATGTATTTAATTTGGAGGAACTAGAATGAAAAAAATATTATTGTTATCGATCATTGCACTTCATTTTTGTGGCAACGGCGCTACAAATTCAACCGAATTCTTTGATGATTTTGGATCAAATAAACTAACATTTGTCAGATGTGATACGCCAGAAAATGCAAGCGAACCGATGGTTTCAACCGTAGAATATGTCCCATCTGAAGACAGATATCATGTAATTTTTGGAGGTCTTGAAAGCGTATACGACTTTCAGAGAAAGCCAGTATCATCAGGTGGATATATAGATTTGATTTATGATTCAATCGGTGGCAATATCCAAGTTATAAAATATTTGAATGGTAATGTTGAATTAGATTACAACGACTTTCAATGTTTTACAGCAGATGAGCGAGAACCAACTAGTTAAAGCCGCAATCAAATATCTAAATGCGATAGGTCATCTTGCCTATCGAACTCACAATTATCCAGTCTATGATGAAAAGCTACAATTGTGGCGTAAGCCTAGAGATCACCGAAAAGGAATTCCAGATATTCATATTTGTTTAAGAGGCGGAGGTTATGCTGTGATTGAAACAAAATGGAGTGGGAAGCAAAGCATCGATCAAAAATTATTTCAAAAAGATGTAGAGCGTGTTGGAGGAACATATCTAGTTGCCTACAATATCGATACGATCATGAAAGCTTTCCCTAGCAAACCTTATTCAGGTTCACTTCATATTTAATGAACGATTAATTCTTTAATATCTTCTAGAAATTTTAAAAGTTTAAATCTTCCATGCATTGTAAGAAGTAAATCGCCCGGCTTTTTTCCATTGAGTTTTGGATTAGGTGTATCAAACCATTTTATAGTATCTTCATAATTTTCATCAAGGAAATGATAAACAAGCCAGAAACTATCATCCCAATTTTCTATGGTTTCTTGGTGCGTTTTCGTTCTTTTTTGCATTCAAAATCCAACCATGGACAAGGTTTCCCAAGATAATTCATATATTGGTCGTTCTGATCTTTGATGATTCCTATCATTAATCCAAGACCTTCTTTTAAGGCTTTACGCTGTCGATCTTCAAAATCAAGATCAATGTTTGAAATACATTTTGCAGTAGGAAGTCCACAATTGATTGCGCCTTTGTAACCTTTCGGCTCATTCGGCGCTGGGTTTTCTAATTGTCTTTCTAGGCCCGGTGGAATCGATTGATAAACTAGGACTGGTCTGCCCTTTGTGCAACCGAGTAAGGGTAGCATCATCAGCAGTAGCATAATCTGTATTGTCGATTTCCGCATTAAATTCACCGATGTTTTTATCGTAAGTAGAAATTCTTTTTTCAGAATTGGTTTGATAATTATTTCCTGCTTCAATGATATCTCCAAGCTGTTTTATTTTCTCATCCGACTTACCCTTATAAACTGCAAGCTGATATAAAACAAAAATCAAAACTAGAATGACACCACCAAGAACTAAATCTAATGTCATTGCTTATTTGCAATCACATCTTTAGCTAGTGTCGATGGAAGAGCTCCAGCTTCTTTTGCTTTTCCATCTTCATAGGCAATGCCACCAATCATGAACGCGCCAATGGCTGTTACAGCCTTCATAAGCATGACTGTAATATCAGGTGACAAATTCATTTGAGTGATTCCGGCATTTGCACCTGCTGTGAAAATACCAATCCAAAACTTACGTGATCCAACTAACTGTTTAATGACGCTGAACATGTTGAGCCTCCGGTTAAAGTAGATGCATTTGTAATAACTGCTGATATTGATCCTGAAGAAATAGCGCCATCAGTAAGTGTTCCTGAACTGAATGTAATATGAGGCACATGCCAAGGATGTGGATATTGTGGATAAACATATTTTTCAATAATTTTTGTTTGTGGAAAAGCTAAAAGTTTTCGTTGCAAATCGACGATCTCTTTTAGCATTTGATTTTCTTTTTCAAGTTGTTTTATTTTTTCTTTCATAACATTGCTTCCTTTCTGTAAACTTTGTTCAAACTATGTGTCTTCCAATTGCATCGAATCAAAAATCCTGAATTACTTTCCTCTGCGAATGGAATGGTTTCTCGATTTGGATCAAACTGATAAATATCATTCAAGATCTCCACAATCCTAATTATGCCATTACTGCCAGCTTTTGGGAACTTTCTAAAATAAAAAACGTAATCAGAATTGGAACTTTCTATGAGTTCAATTGTGAGGTATTCTTGGCAATGTCGACGCACCATATATCCAACATCCAGTACTATCTCTTTGAATTTTATAGGAATACCATCCCATTCAGCAATAGGTCTATGTAGTAATATAATCTGCATTTTTTTGTAGGGAATTGTAATTGGCCATGAACTTTTTTGTGTAATCTTGATTAAATATCTGATCTTTAAAATTTCCCGTATTATAGGAATCTGGGATATCTTCGACACGACTTCCCCCTTTCGCTACAACTCGGTTTTTGATAAATTCAATTACATAAAATATAGCTACCTCATCATTTTGAAGTTCTAATGGTGACCGCAAATAAGGCGCTGAATCAAAGCCCTGCTCACAGGCTGTGCAGTACATGATTTGAAAGCTTGAATAACTGATTGCTGATAATGCGCCCCAAACTTTATAACGTTCGGGTTGTTCATTTTTATAGTTGGTTCCTAAAGGTGCATAAGATTTTTCATATCTTGGAACTCTATCCGTTCCACCAGAAGATTCACAAACAGACAACGCATACAAAACAGCCGCAGCGTCTGCAAATTTCAAATACGGCTGAAGCATTGGCGCTGAGTTTTTAATGATTTTCTCAAGTAGAAATTTGGTCATCGTTTTCGATTTGCCTTTCTGGTTTCTGCCTTTGTTGGAACTGCTTTATCTCCTTCGAGATATAAAAGCCTTGGTTCGATTGCGACCATAAAAGCGGATAAATCTTGACTGCATTTGTCGATGGCCATTTTTCGATAGATGTCATTCTCATCCATTTTTGCGAACTTTTCTCGGATTGTAAAGTTTCTATCAAGCTTTGCATCTGCACCTTTGGTGTAAACAATTTCCTCAACTTTACTGCTCCCCACAATGTAGCCAGTGAGAGTAATGCCGCCACTAAAAACAAAGAAGCTAACCACTGCAACGGTGATAGATGAAGCCGGGTTTTTGTAGTTGAAGTGCTCAAATCCGTTTTGTACGAAAGAACGAGCTTCCCCTTTTTGATCCGAATTTCCGACGGAATCGCCTGTTTTATTATTTCCTTGGTTTCCGCCTTGAACTCGTCGCTCCATTCTTTGATCGGGTTTGTCATTCATGCAATTCCTTAGACGATAATATAATCAACATGACCACATTCATTATTGATGCAATTGTATTGTTTTTTGTGAGGCAAATCATCAAAATCATGGTGAACTGCGGCCAGCATTTGATGTGAGCATTTATTACACAAGATAATAATAATTCCTTTGTGAAGAGCTAGAATTTTGCTTTTCATTTCGTACATCATTTCGTTCCAAACGCTTGCTTTGTATTCTTTTATTCCGTGTTCCACAATTCCAACTTTCAGCTATAATCTTAATTCTCTTTCGATTATTTTCATAATAATCTTAATATCTGCATCACTCAAACCTAAAAATTCCCGCTGTTCTTGGCCATCTATACCAAGCTGAAATTTTTTTCCGTAAATGGTTGCTCTTGGTATTCCGACTTCAATTTTATTGGTTGTGACATTTGTATTGACTGAATCTCTCAAACGACCTGATTTAACAAGCGTGCGACGTCCTTCTTTCAATGCTGATCGTGAAGGTATCCATGGCCTGCCTTCAGGATCAACTGAGAAAAAGAAACGCGCCCTGGTTGAACTTTTAAGCTCAATTGCAATGGAACTTAAAATTCGTTGCAACGTTCTTGGACTTTTAATTTTCTCCAAAAGCTTTTTTAAGTTTGGATCATTTTGTAATCTAATGCGCAGCATTATAATAAGGTAAAAGAAATTGTCTTAGTTTCCACAGTATAAGGCGAATCTGTATAAATGGGAACAATTGTAGCGGTGACTTGATCGCCAGTTGAATAAGCAATATCCACATCGTTTCCAAAATGAGTCGCGCCTCCAATTGTATATAGGAACGGAATCGAACCATTTAGAGATAGCATTACAGATACAGCAGATGCACCATCAAGTTCCCAATAAATACTAGCCTTGCCATTGCCTGAGATAATATAATCGGCCTTTGTTACTGAAGCTTTGATACGTTCAAATTGTTGCGGTGGTGGTAATCCAGACAAAATATATTCTTGTGCGTAGAATCCAGGATCTTCCTCAATGCATGATATTTCAAATTCATTTTCAGATTTAGGTGTAACACCTACAATTCTCATTTTGCGACCAGGCTCAGATCGATTGCCTGCAATGATCAAATAATCTTCTGGTAGCGATTCTGGAAATTCAGACAATGAATTAATTGTATTTTCTTGATCCAAATAATAGGGTGCTTTGGATAAAGGAAGTTGATCAATCAAAGTTAAAATATTTCCAACAACGGTTGCTCGATATTGATTGATCTCATTATTAGGAAGTCGAATCGAAACATTTTGAATGCTGTCATCAATTTCACAATCCAGTATCATTTGATAGATATAATTTCCATCGACATTCATTTGTATAATTCGCGATGAATAATCCCAATTAAATAAATCATGAGAAATATAAATTACATCGCCTCGTATAACGATGAGTCCTTCACCATCTGTAGAAAATTTGCATATTCTACGATTGTAGGTCTGACGAGCTGCTAATCTATTGGCTTCACGTTGAGCTTGCGATTCAACAGTCAAACCAAAAAAATCAATCGTCTGAGTAATAACGGGATTTGTAATTCCTATTGCAGTTGCACGTACAGATTCTTGTTGCCAGTTATCATCTCGATTTACAAAGTTCACAAGAATTTCATCAGGCAAATCTTCAGTTAGATAAGTCATTTCAAATGAGTCTTTTAAAATATTTTCAGGTGTGAACATCGCAACTGGCAATTGATTTGGGTTTTCAAATACAACACCAAGTTTGCCAAGTGCCCATGTAGGTGATCCGCGACCTATGGAACATATTTTTTTAAAAGTATCTGCAATGGTTTCGGTTCGATCTAGCACAGCATCAAATCTCAAACTATTTGTATTACAAAAATTCCACCAATCATTGAGTGATGAAAAATCTATATTACTATCAGATATTCCAGCACCGAAAATCTTTTCTCCATTGTCAGGATGATCTGCATTATTCATCCAACCTATTGTGGGTGAATATGGATAGGTTAATGTTCCATCGGCAGATGTATTTTTAAAAGCACCTCGGGCATAATATAGCAACCAATCCGCAGGATTTGAGCTTGTCGTCCATGTAAAATTTCCAAAGCCATCATTGACCCAACATTTCGCAGAAACAACACTTGATAATTTATTCAAAGATCCATTGAGCTGTGAATCAGATTCTACAATAATAGCCTTACGATTTTGAGCCACATAATTTTGTGATTCATCACGTTGATAGAAACGAATTCTTTTTAAATATATTTCTGAAATATTATCGGCTGAAGTCTCATTCTCATCAATTCTTTGGCCTCGGACCTCATATTGTCCAGGACTTAAATTATCAACCCAAACCGTGTCACGATATATATCACCAGATGATCCATGTGTTACATTGTATGGTGATGTATATGGTGTAAATAGAGTCATTGATTTTGTGAAATTAGTCCAAGATCCGACTGTCGGCTGAACACGTCGATATTGAAGATTAAAATATCTAGTTAAAATTGCAGTTCCACCATTAATTTTATCAAGACGAAATTGCCTACCTTCGATGTCTACTTGAATCGCAAAAGTATCTTCTGGTCCCTGACGTAAAACGTAATTGCCAGTTGGATATGAAAATCCTGTGACGTTATCCATTCTTCCACCGTCGACAGTATTTACATTTCCATTTACAAAATTAAATTTCTCAACTTCACCACCTCCACCAACGGTAGTAGAGAATACAGGTTCACCTTGAGTAATAATCCAATTCGATGTTCCTTGAGAAAGAGGTGATCCATCATTGGTATCATCATATTGGCGATAATCCGTTGCATTTGTAGTTCCTATTTGATTGCTTACAAACACAAGATCACCAAAACCATAATTCATGATTTGTTTTACAACTTCAGTTTTTCTTGGATAAGATTGAGCAATATCCGAAAATTCATAATTAAGAACATTTGTAAATGTAAGACCAGTATTAAAAAATGTGGCACCTGATCCATTGGAATTTAAATCTTCCATACTCACCCATCGATTGATGGCTGGTGCATAAGTTGAGAACGTAATGTAAACATAAACTCTTCGATATTTATCTCCGACGGCTGGATCAGGATCAGTCTGAGCATCAAGTTCGCTTTGTCTGTAATCATTGTTGCCAATATATCGATACCAATTGTCACCAGTTGTTGCAGCAGCGGATGGGTTTGGATATAAATAAGTGTAACTGTCACCTAAGATTGTTCTTGTAGTAGGTCCAGTAAATCCAGCGCTATTTTCTACAACACTAAAATTAATCCAAGCTACCGAATCGTATGTATAAGATGGATCATAGGTCTGATATTCATTATAAGGAATTGATGAAAAATCCGGGAAAATATTATGATTCCCAAAAACAATTGGAAGCGGTTCAAATGGACGGATCGAATTCCCGCTTGCTGTTAGTGAGAACGTAGGACTTTCGACATTATTTTGTCCATTCACATTGGATAAAGCTTTTGGAGCAAGAGCTTGCAAGCCTGTTGCAATTAATGCTCCACCAATTAAAATTCCAGCTTTCGCAGCAAATAAAGCACCACCACTTAGACTTGAAAGAAATGCAGGTGAACCAGCGCCAGCACTAGCTATCGTTGCAGCAAGTAAAACAGCCGATGCCCCAATTTTAATTCCAGTTCGTCCTGAGAGTTCTGGATAAATAAATACGCAAGAATCTTTTTTAATAATTTGATTTATATCTACAATTGAATCATAATTTCCGTCTACAAAAACACAAAGCCGTTGTTCACGAATTTCTGCAATTGTCAAAATCGTTGAAACAGTTGCATCTGTATCAAGTTTGATTCGTTTATTTAAGTAGACTATTTCCATTTATAAATTCCTTCGACTTCTAACCCATAGCTTTTGAGTCTATCAAAGTCATGCAAGCATGAGAAATTAAAGCAGTCCATGGTGTGTAAAATATATTTCTTACCTTTAAAAATATGAAGAGTTCCCACATGAGAAAGTCGACCTCTGTTTTTAATAAGGACGCAATCTCCATCTTGAGGTTGATCTGTTTTTCCAATCAAGAATTCATTAATATGTCGCTTTAGAAATTGAGCATAATAAAATATATTGCCTGGCTCTCTTGATTCAATTTCAAATTTACGATTAAAAATTGCTCTCTGAATAAAGAAAGTAAGTTCGACACAATCCATTGTATCGTAAGCAATATCCAAGAAATCTGTCGACCAACTTTTAGAAGAGTCCTGGGCTATTGTCTTTTCTGTATTGTATAATGTTTCCAATTTTATTGATCGTTTCATCAAATCCAAGACGACCTGAAACACGTCTTCGATTGACAGTTATATTTTTTAGATCATAGGTAATATCAATTTCCAATGTATCTGGATCTGATACTTGAATTTTCATATGCCTAAGTTTTGCTTTTGGAGCGCCTTGCAATTGCTCAAGCCATCTTGTAATTGCTCTTGAGATATTATCAAATTCAAGTTGAGCAACAGGTGATTCATTACTTTGGTCATTTGCAATGGTTAAAGAAAATGGAAATGGCGTATAGGTATTTCCATTGCTAACAATCTCTTTCAATGAATCTGTAACGCGAATTCGATCAGTAAATATTTGACTTGAGTAGAGTTCAATTAAATTTACAGGCTCTTCACCTTGCGTACGAATTAGATTCGCCTTCAAATTATCTGTGAGTGATCTAGTCATACATTTCCAATGTTAATGTAAAACCCCAATATGGAAAATCTTCACCAGTTGGTTCCGTCACAAGATCTGATGAAATCATGCGAGCCTTTTTTTTAATAGCTGGTGATTTTGATGGGTCAATAAATTCAAACCAATTTGCACCTGATGCAAGATCATTACGATAGAATGATAAAAAATCTTGATAATTTTCATCGCAAACAATTGCATTGAAAGTTACTTGTTTGATTCCATTGGAAGACAATGAACGTTGTTTTGCGATTCCACGATCAAATTCACTGCGAATAATTTTACCAGTATAAGTTTCTTTATATCCATTGCTTAAAATTTGAACATATTTTGGTAGAGCAATCATCTACTTACTCCGAATGCACCTTGAAATTGTTGTGAGATGGGGCCATTATTTTTCAAATCTTCTAAAACGATTTGTATGATCGTTCCAGAAGGATCAATAATGCGATTGGTTTTGGCTTGAACAGGCTGACTGGAATTGTTAATAACCTGAACATTAACCGGACTTTGTTGAGAAACCAATCCGCCAGTTGCAAGTCTTGGAATACCACTTAGGTTCTGTTTTATTTTTGAAACCTTACCGCCAATATTAAATTTTGGGACTAATCCTTTATTCAGAGAATGAAAGAAATCTGCACCAAACTTTTGAACACTCGCTGCCCTCATTACAAATTCACCATTGGAAAGACGAGCCAAAATAGAATCACTTGTGCCTGTGCCTGGGCCTTTAATATGACCACCGGATGCAGCAAATAATGTTCCACCACCTGATCCAGATCCTAATGGATCTTTGCCATTGGCAAAAATACCTGAAAAAACCGAGTTCAATCCAGCCCTAAGAGCAGTAGAGAACAAACTTTGAACAATCGTCCTACCTAAGTCTCTAAATGCATCTGCGGCTGATTTAGCCCCAAATGCGAGATTTTCAAAGAAGGTTGCGAAGGAATCTGACAAAATTCGTTCTGTAGCTGAAAGCTCAATAACTTCTTTTTTAACTTCCGCAAATTCACCAGCAGCTTTTCTAAATGACCCACCTGCATTATCAAGTTCGCCTGGCAAATTAAAAGAACCTTCAAAAAATCCTGGTCCTGCATTCTCTGCTCTAAATTTAGCGTTAGCTTCATCTGTAGCGTCCTGTAAAAATTTAGCTCTTTCATCCGCAAGCTTTTTGATAGCCGCAAGCTCTTCAGGACTTAATTCTTTTTTTTGTGCAATGAAAGGTTGTGCTTCAATTTTATTACCAGTATTTGCAATGAAAGCATCTATCTCACCATTTAAAAATGCGATATTCGATTCAACCGTACTTTTGAGAGCCGAGCTTGCGGTTTTTAATAAAGCTACTTGTGGAAGGAAATTAAATATAACGGGTATTTTATCTACCAATTGAAATAGAGCTAAAAAGTCTTTATTGATTTGAAGTGCGAAATTATTTGCTGCATTTCCTAGTGTTCCAAAGGCCTGAACAGATGCAATGAGTCCGCCAGCAAGTAGAGCTAGCAATCCAGCAGGACCAGCAATTGCAAATAAAGATATTCCTAAAGCTCCAAATGCAGTTGTGAGTTGTCCAACGATTAAAATAACGGGACCAATCGCTGCAACAATAGAAGCAAATCCAGCAATTAAGGCTAAGGATTGGGGTTGAAGATTCTTAATGACATTTCCAAATTCAATTAAAATATTAATAAATGGTCTGAAAACAGTTAAGAATGCTTGTCCAAAAGCTTCCCTTACTTCTCTGAATGTTTTTATAAGAGTATCAAATCTTCCAGTATCTGTATTTGCGATCGTTTGAGCAAATCCATCATATTGATCTTTGAGAATTTTAATTACCGCAGCTTGTGCTTCAGCGCTCTTTCCAGTTTTATCTAATTGGGTGACAAGTGAAACTTGTGAGTCTGTGACTGCGACACCTTGTCTACGTAATAATGTTAAACCTTCCGCTGGATTTTGAAGAGCCTTTCCAATGGCAAGTGTGGCTGAATTTAAATCTTGTCCGGTCTTGGATGCAAAATCTAAAATCACTTTTTGCGCATCATCAAAAATTGTTTTGTTCGTAATGTCGAAATTAAGAAGCTGAGAAGTAACTCCGCCTAAAATATCATCGTCTTGAAACAAACTTGTCTTTGAAAAATCATCCGCTTTTTTTGTAAGTTCATCGAATGTAAAACCAATTCTTCCACCTTGTTTTTGAAATGAATCTGTGAACTTTGTTATGTTTTTTTCTTGATCCTTAAAAGCCGCAATTGAGAAAGCTGCGAAAGCTGCAATAGGAGCTGTTAAAAATCCACTTAATTTTTTACCAGCAGATTCAAGCTTCTTTGAATTGCTTTCGATTGACCCGAATAATCCATCAACTTTTTTTTGAGCTGAGTCGAAGCCTTCAGTAACTGCATCGATAATTAATTTAAAATCTAAATCAGCCATTTTATTTAAGCTCGATTGCTAAAAGTTTTTTATATCGAATGCTATATTGAGAATTAGAATATGATGTTGATGCTTGTACTTTCCATGTGTAAGTGCCTGCCGGCGGAACATATGCATGCCAAATTGTAGAATTATTTATAAAAATATCTATTCCTGATCCTGACTCTAAATCAAGAGCAAACCAAGTTCGATAAATAGTTGTACTTCCTTGAAGAAAATATAAATCTAAATCTGATAATGAAGAATTAGGGACGACAGGTGAAATAGATATATAAGATCTATTTAAAGGACTGCCATCTCCAACTAAAATCAAAGCTACCGGTCTGCCGCTGGTTGTGAGTGTGCAAGATAGATTTGTTACATCTGCTTTTACAGTATTGCTACCATTGAAAATATTACAACTATTTGAAAGATCATAATTTGGAGAACCAAGACCAGCAACTGCGGCAATCACATCGGCAATTGCAACGCCTGAATCTTTTCCGATTTTCCCACTTGGTCCATCAAAAATAACTACATTTTCGTCAACTGCTGATGCTGGTCCAAAGAAATCTCCCCCACCAGCACCACCAAATGGACTGATGATACTGGATAACCATTGATACCAACCTGCAAGATTAAGATCATAAAATACAAATGGACTTGAAAGAGGAAATCTATCGAAGTCAGTTATATTATTATTCCAAACCCAGACTTCATTTTCAGATTCAACAATGAACGCTTGATAATTTGTTGGGCTAGATGGAAGTGCCGCGATATTCGCAACGACTTGATCTACAATTTTATAAAGACTCCAATCGATATTTTTCCAGTTTTGGTCAACACCTTTCTTCCAAGTAGAATCGTGTTTGATCCAATCCGTTTGTAAATTATTTCTTAAACTATATTCACCAGACATATTATTCTTTCGTCTCCGGCATTATAAAATCTAGAGCTTGAGCATTAGGCGGGGGTTCACCCAATTGAATATCAAAAAGTTCAGGATAATTTATAATGGCTGGATGATTTTCAAGATCTTGCATATCCGTTATTATATACGTATAATCTATGCCCTTTGTATCTTTTTGATGAATATGTCTCATCATGCCGTCCTATAAATAATATTTAAGTTTACGACCCTTGGAGCTAAAGATGCAACTACAGCAGAAATAATATATCCTGTATCCGTAGAATTTACTCCCATAACTACTCTAGTCGCAGGGCCAATACCTGTTAAAGCTGAATCTACATAACCAAATCCATTATAAAGTTTTTCATTTGCAGCACCATTTCCTCCCCATTCAAGTGGAGCCGGCATTCCAGATGGAAGTGTCAAACTTATTTGTGTGCAAGCCGCACCAGCCGTTGCATATCGTAGAGATATTTCAAAGAATACTGTTTTACCAATTTGATGATACCAATATTGTTGAGTTAATGAACCGCTTGGAGCAGTCGTGCCCGTCCATGTAATTGTTCCAGAATAAGTAAGAACATTTCCAGCAGATCCATCAACCATTGTAGATGTTGTAATAAATGTTGATCCTGTTGAATTAACCCATGTTGTTGGAGCACCTGTATTTTGTTTCCAGACTGTTCTGGTATCTGTTTCAATTAATGTTGAATTTGCATCGGCAATTGGTTTTGTATCAGTGGAAAGACAAGTATAAATATGAACACCAGATGTATTTGAAATCGCTTGAATGGCCATATTATGTTGTCCTATAAATTACAGTTACCATAGCTACCAATGCAGATTGAGAACCAAATGCAGCATTGATTAAATATCCTGTATCTGTTGCATTGACTCCTAGAAAGACTCTTGTAGCTGGTGCTCCGCCAGTTGCTGCTGTGTCAATATATCCATAACCTGTCCAAATTTTTTCATTAGCAGCACCGAAACCATTCCACTCAACCGGAGTTGGAGCATCGGATGGCAAAGTCAATGTTACGGCGGTTAACGCAGCACCAGCTACTGTATATTTTAGAGCAATATCTAATTTTACTTCCTTTCCAATTTGTCTCCAATAATAATTTTTTGTCAGTGTTCCAGAAGGTGCTGTGGTTCCGGTCCATGTAATAGTGCCGGCATAAGTTTGAGATCCTGCATCTTGATATGTAATTTCTGTGTAATTTGCGGTAGCATTTGTATTATTCACAGCCATTGTGAATGCAGATCCATTAAGCTGCGTCACGCCAATTGTTTTATTCGTAAATGTTTCAGTACCTGCAAGAGTCGCAAGTGTTCCAGTTGTTGGAAGTGTTAACGAAGTATTTGCAGTTGCTGTAAATGTTTGTGTAAAAGATCCTGCATGAGTTACATTTCCAGCAATTGTAATCGTGCTAGAACCATTATTTACACCGGTTCCGCCGCGTGTTCCTGACAATGTACCTGTCCAACCAACTGTAATTGAAGATGCAGCCAATAATGCAGATGTAGGCGAACCACCTAATGTCAAAGTTACGTTCGTATCATCTGTTTTTGTTAGTGCTGCACCACCCGTAATACTCGAAGCTGCTGGCGTGATTGTGACATTTGATGCTGCTGTTAAACGACCAGTTGCCGAGACTGTAAAAGTTCCAACTTGGGTTGCAGATCCATAAGATGCGGCTGTAACTGCTGTTGTAGAAAGTCTTGAATCTGCAAGAGTTCCAGTCCATCCAAGAGTGAGTGATGTAGCTACAAGAAGTGCTGAAGTTGGAGATCCGCCAAGAGTGAGCGTAACATTTGTATCATCCGTCTTGCTAAGAGCTGCCCCGCCAGTAATTGAAGATGCTGCTGGTGTAATCGTCGTGTTACCGGCGCCGGTAATAAGTCCTTTTGCATTCACTGTGAACGTGCCAACTTGAGTTGCAGAACCGAATGAACCTACATTTGAATTCACAGTATTGAATGTAAATGCACCCGTGTTTGCGAGAGTTAAATCTCCACTGACAGCAACGTCCGTTGCAACATTCGACCCATTGCCTACGAAAATATGAGCATTTGTTAATGTAGACGACGCCTTGGAAGCTAGATCCGATACTAAATTTGTAACTTGAGATTCAGCAATTTGAATCGATATATTTGAAGCCGCTGTCGTAAGACCCTTGGCATTTACAGTGAATGCTGCCACCTGTGTGGCGCTACCAAAAGAGCCTACGTTGCTATTGACTGTTGCAAGAGTCGTTGCAAAGCTTCCCGTTCCTGATCCGGTTGCATCGCCTGTCAATGTGATTGTCTGATCACCTGTATTTGTACCCGAAAGATTTGATCCTGAAACAGATCCACTTGCCGCAACCGATGTCGGAGTTATTGCACCAAGAGAAAGTACAATTGTTCCACTTGTTGTGATTGGCGATCCTGAAACACCAATTCCATTTGATCCTGAAACTGAAACAGAAGTTACTGTACCCGTTCCAAAACCACTAACATTTAAAGTTGTACCACTGAAAGATAATCCAGTTCCAAGAGTGATTTCTTCCATATCTCCCGAACCAGCAGTTGCTCGTCCTAAGAGTTTATTTGTCGTGATATCTTGAAATTTAGCATAGGTAATCGTGTTATTTGGAATTGTAACGGCAAAAGAACTTGTACCTGAACCAGTAGCATCACCGGTTAAAGTAATGGTTTGGTCGCCTGTGTTGGTTCCTGATAAATTGGAACCAGATACAGCGCCTGATGCTGCAACACTACTAGGAGTAATCGCACCTAACGTTAAGGTGATTGCTGGTGTCGTAGTTGCTGTGGCTACAGATCCCGAGACTCCGTTTGCCGTGACAACGCTAACGCTTGTAACTGTTCCTGTTCCAGAAAGAGCCAAAATATCGGCGATAGACATACCGCCATCTTTAATAAGTTTGCCTGTAGTTCCATCGAATACGGCGATATTTTCATCTACAGAACCACCTGGACCTAGAACATCGCCAGCAGAACCACCGGATGAAAAAAGAGAAATGATACCGCTGACCCATTGATACCAATTGGATAAAGAAAGATCATAAAATATAAATGGTCCGGTTAAATCAAATTTGTCGAATTGAGTTGTTTGTTGATTCCAAACATAAACTTGATTATCTGTTTGAACTAAATATGAATCGCCATCCGAAGATGTTCCTGGCAAATCGGTTGATGCATTGACAACATCTGTAATTGTTTTATATAATGCCCAATCGATATTTTTCCAATTGCGATCAACACCTTTTTTCCATGTCGAGTCATGCTGTATCCAATCAGTCTCTAGGCCATTTTTTAATTGGTATTCGCCTGACATTTATTTTCCTTAAGCAAAATCTGTAGGACATTCTCGCCATCCCCAAACAAACATTCTGCAAACTGTAGTTGCACCTGTAACATTTGCATAAACAGTTTGAGGCGTTTGAATTGTAACCCAAAAATTTTGAACAGGTGAATGTGCTGCTGTATCAGAGGCATTCATAAATTGCGTAATATCAACAGCATTTGATCCAAAATTTAAATTATTATATGAAGTATCAAGTGCAGTAAATTCACCTTGAAGCTGAACTTCTTTTGCAACTGCTGAAACATTCGCAAGAACTAAAGCTGTAGTAGTTGTCGAATCAACATTAAAAGATGGCGTAATTCCAAGAGCTGCAAAAATACCATCACTATATGTAAACCATGGCACTTCAGTTGTTGAATTTGTTGCGAAAGATCCTATATAAGACCAACCATCCAATGGATCAAATCCAGTAAATGCAGTTGGACCAATTGTTGGATCATTTAAATCTATTACAATATCGTAATCGTTTCCAGAAACTGGTGGAATTGCATATAAATAATATGCTGTTTCCAATGTAATTGTACCTGTTGTTATTCCATTTCTTCCACTTGTTAAAAAATTAAGAATTTTATTTGTTGTTGAAACATAAAATTTGTCTCCGATTTTTACTCGAGATGGATTTGAAACGCTTGCTGGAATAACTATTTTTTGAGTATCTGTTCCATTTCTTGTAAAGCTTGGTCGTTTAATTCGCAAATCATAGAGTGGAAGACGAGCAGCAGTTGGAAGTCCACCTACATATTGAAGAACATCAAAATCATTTCCAGATGCAAGTCTTTGTAAACTTCCATCAAAATAAAGCATGTCGCCTGGCTGATTTAAAACTGAATTATCTCGTGATTCAATCGATCCAAAAGTCCAAGTGAAATACGTATCTAAAAATTGATCGTAAAATATGAAAGCACCGGTTAGTATAAAAATATCATAGCTTGATGTATTGGCATTCCACCTGCGAACTTCAGTCCCACCAATCATATAAGCATCACCATTGGTAGGTGAACCAGGCAAATCACCAACAACGGCAATTTGTTTTTTAACCCAAGGGATTAAAAAGAAATCAGTTACCTTCCCGTTGCGATCAGTGCCAGGCTTATAAGTATTATCATGAAGAGCCCAATCTGTTGTGATTCCATTTGGTAAAGTATATGCCATTAGAATTTTTTCCTATCACGAAGATTTTGTTTAATCTTTTCAACTTCCGCAATTCGATTATCTCGATTCATTTTGCTGGCTACATCTTTGATCACTTCGGTATTTCCACTCGAAGAAATGGCATCAAGAGCGAATGTATTTTTAATTCTCTCATTGTCCATTTTTACGCCTGTTTCATAAAATGTTTTCAATTGATACAAATTGTAATCCTTTATGTCCTTGAAGTCGTGACCTTTTTCAATAAGGAACTCGATGATTTCTGGCCACTCCACTTTTGATACGTCTTTTGAATTGCTAAAAAAAAATCCTTATTCATATCCATGACTGCGTCAGCAACGTTTACCACATCAACAAGTTTTGCATTAAGCAATGTTTCTGGTTCTATATCCGAAGATGCGGCTATGAAAGAAATGAAATTTTCGCCATGATCTCGAATCAGTTCAGGAATACTTTTTTTCACAATATCATTGAGTGAATCAAAAAATTTAGTTGCGATAATAAGCTTTCTTGCAGTCAAAGGTCGAACATCATATTCATGTCCAGAGACTTTCACGCTTATTTTTTCCTCACCCAAAATATTCTTCATCGTATCTGTCATGCAATTTTCTCCACAGTTAGAAATGGACTTTTGTTAAATTCTGCCAATTGATCTCTCAAAATCGTTCCATTGAAAGTAAGCTCAGGAAAATCATCATTGAGAACATCAAATGAATTTGTCTGAGCACTCAATCGCACCTTTTTAAAGGTGTATACGAATCTTTCCTCTTCGTCTGCTGAAACATTTGTTCCAACAATTGTAATCTTAAATATTTTTGGTTGTTCAAGAAACGCTTCAATCGAAATAATTTCTTTTGAAACTGAAGTATAATCGGCTAGAATATCAACCCCTGAAGGAAGCCCTGACAAAATCACAAATCCAAGAGAATCGACTGTATAATCTGTTCCTAAAATTAAAACCGTTGAATCATCGGACCTTTGCAATACAACAGTTGATGGATCTACTGGATTTGCAAATCTCACAAAAGATCCTTCTAAGAATCCGTCATCATATGGCGCGGTATAAACTTCATCCGTAACAGTTACAACCGGTGAGGTTTGAGTCGAGCTACTTCCTCGAAAGGCAAGTGCCAAATTCTTCATGGAAGTGCATAGAAGGCTCATTTCAATGGTTGATCCGGTCAAATCTGGATAAGCACAACCTGTGAAATCAAGTCCTGTTCTTGAAACTTTAATAAGTTCATTCTGATTTAAGTTTACTTGCAAAACTGCATTTCCTGCCATGACACCGGCATAACTTTCAGAAGTTCCCCCGCCATAATTATCACCATACGAATCGCCATACCCTTCGTGACTCTTGGCATAATCCAAAAGATAAATATCTCCACGAAGGATATAGCAATCGCATGAATTCATTAAGCTACGTCTTCCCGTAATACTCTTGCGTATGCCAATTGAGTATCGTCGTAAAGCATTTCCCCCTCGAATTGTAGCTGAATGTAGTCATCACCAATCCAGTCAATTTGAGTAGCACTGCCAAGTTTGACTCTCCAATATGTGACATACATCGAACTATTGTCATCTGCATTGAAGCCGTCAAAATAAAGCGTATATTCCTTATCCACGAATGAATATGGATTAATCGATTTCTGAGCAACTTTCGTATAATCAATCAGGATTGTTTGAGCCGCTGCGATCGCGCCAGCTTCCAAAATAATAATCCCTGTAACTGTCGATGTCGCATCAGCACTTGGAGTAATAAGATTATAATCTGTGCCAAGAACATACGTTACTGTTCCGAGTGAATTAGTAACTACAATTCCTGTCTTTGCCGCTATAAAATTAAAATGGATGATGTCATCATCATCGTTCACCAAATGAGATTCGTTTGATACTGCAACTGTTGCAATATCTGTAACGACACCACCTTGCGCTAGTGCGAGAATGTCAGACTTCAAACAATCTACAGTCATATTCAAATTTAAACTCGAGATGAGTTTGGTTTGACATGCATTTCCTGTAGCTTTGCGAAAATCTTTTTTGACCTTCTCTTCAAATTGCGGCTGAACATTAAACACAGAAGCATTGCCGACAAATCTTGTAGGATTTGGGTTTGGGATCGTGTCCGATTGCTCTTGTAGAGAAATCAGCCCCCGACCTATAAAACAGCATTCATTATCCATAACTTTTCCTCCTTAAAAAACAAACTTTGTTTTGTATAATTGTTTCAACATTAAGAAACCATTTACCTCTTCTGGTTCTTGCATTTCCAGAAGTACAAATGGATCGTACTCTTTCTTCCCATCTTTGATTGATGAATTGAAATCAAGAATACTTTGTCTGACAACGCCCTCATAAAAAGCTGCGTCAGGATATGCACCAGCTATGGTCCAATCAGATGCTGTGTCATTGATTTCAAAATGTTGTTGAGTCGATCTTGCGTTTTGAACTTGTGTACCTACCATAAGTTGCCAATCAAGAAGTGCCTTGCATGATGTTCGACGATCTGTATTGGATGTAACGCTTCCAGAAAGTGGTTGCAGAACAATTCCTTGGTCCCAGTTTTTTGAAAGTTTATCAATCGTCCATTCTGAATAAATAAGAATATTTTTATCCAAGCCTTGAGCAATAATATTTGGATCAGATTTTAAAAAGTTGATCAGATCAACCATATATGGAATTCTATTTGTAATCACAGGCAAAACCTAGCCATTCCACAACAACAATCGCCAATGCAGCAGCAAGTCGTAGTTGTATCTTCGACAAAACTAAAAATTGTTTTTCTTGGAATTTCAACGCCAGTATTATCGACGAGAATTCCGCATTTGCAAAGCTCTTCTATTTCTTCTTTGTAATCTTCATATGCTTTTGAAACTTGTGATTCATCACGCTCGAGAGATGAATATAAATGTAACCTAGTTACAACTTTTGCCCAGTGATTGAGTGTTGGGACAAATCCTGATGCTGCGTAAATTTCAAGAATCGCAGAAATACTAAAACAGCATCCAAGCTTTGTGATGATTTCTGCTTCAGCATCATCGATATTGGCTTCCATCACAACAGTATTTACAGTTCCTGTCTTTGGATTATTACGATCAGTTAAATTAATCATTTCCTTTTCACCGTACGTATTTACCATGTCTGTTGTATCGATAAAAAGAGGCGGCATTTATTCCCCTTCAGATTCTTCTTCTTTTTTAGAAAACCAACTTCTTTTTTTTGGCTCTTCGATTTCAATTTCTTCAACTTCTTCCGGCTCAGAACTTTCTGCTGATGCTGCAATTTTATTCATATAAATATCTTTTCTATACATGCGATGATATTTTAAATGATTCAAAAGCTCTTCGTCTTTTTCTGAAACAGGGTAACCTGGCTGGTATGTTTTTAAGACACCATTTTTCAGATATACACGATGAGGCCGTTTTGTTTTGAAGATCATAATTAACCTTTCAAATGGGCCGGTGAAGCAGAAAACCCGGCCCATTATTCATCAAGATACTAGACTAATGGATTCTTAATTAGAATCGCAAGTTCACGATGTGCTACAACTGGCTTTATCATTTCGCCCGTTCTCATAAACGTTGTTCCCTTCAATCCATGTGCCCAAGAGAAATATTCTGCAACATACATATTATCAACCGAACCTTGTTCTGGCATTTTAGCTGTGAAGCCAAATGTCGGAACTTTACATTCAGTTGAAGTTTGGTCCGTACGTGCGAAAAGAAGGATATAATTACCCCATAATTTCGTGAACGTTCCACTAAGTTGCGAGAATGCATTCCCTACGCAAATTCCTGCAAGTCCAAGCGTTGCTGCGATTTGTTGATCAGCAACAGTTACCGAGGTTGCATTATTTGCGATAAATGCAGGATGCGTTCTCAAATAAGCCATGATCTGTGCATTGGTCGCCATGTAATTGATTGTCCATGGAAGACTTGCAATCAAACGAGTCAACAAATCAAGTGGATCATACGGAGCCGATCCATTGAATTGGTGGTTACCACCACTGATTGTCGCTAGATCGATCAGATTTCCAGCTTGTGCATTGAATGCATCGGTTGTATTTGCAGTGTACGCCGATTCCAAAAGTACAAGAGTTGCAATTGTTTTTTCGATTCCAAGTTTTACCAAGGAAGCCAAACGATTTGCTTCTTGAACTTCAATGTCATCAGGTACGCCAGCGCATTGAGCGCTTGCTGCCTGCATTTGACACCATGTCATTTTTACATCCAAGCCTTTGTCTTCAAGCTCACCGACTTGCAAAGTTGCCGAAATATTGTCGACTTCATGTACTCGAGAAGAGTCCACAACGTCAGCATTTACGACTTCCATGCCATCTGTTAGATTGAAAAGGTTCCAGTTGAAACGACATGTTTGAGTTGCAACCGGTGGAAGTACACAATAACCGATAAAGTTCTTCATGCACTGCGTGTATCCAGTTACGACATCAACAAGGTCGCCACGATAATCAATCGGAGCCGAAGAAAACTGAAGTCCCTTCGCTTTCATCTCCTCAATAGTCAATGTAATTTTCTTAGACATTTTTATCCCCCTACTCTAATGAAACCGAAATAAGTTGACCGGCTGCGGTGGCTGCATCAATCGATTTGCCACGTTGGTTTGCCTGTGTTCCTGTAACTGCTTTGCCTGTAGCATCGCTTGTTACAAATACACCTGCTGCGACAGCGGCACCTGCGACAACTTTATGAATTCCGCTATAAAATACCGGAATGATATCACCAATATTTCCAGCTTTATCCGAGACACCAATAATTGCGTCTGTAGCTGCTGCTGCGTATCCGATTTCATCTGCTGCCAAAAATTTCACAAACCGATTGGCTTCAATATCGAATGCCGGAGCTGCAACATCTGTTACTGCGGAGTTAACACGATGTGCATTAATCTCTGCGGCTTTACTTTCGTTGTAAGACATAACTTTTCCTCCCTTACGTTAATTAAAAAACCTAATATTTCTTTTTTTTCTTTTTCATTTTTCTCCCCATATTAGTACGGTGAAAAAGCGACCCATGGATATCATAACGATAATCCTATTGTTAAACCAATTAAAATATAAAAATTATTTGACATCATAATTTTAATCCAACATCTGAAATCCTAAAAATTAAATGAATCATGCCGGCTCTACAATCATCCAAGCTGTTTGACTGGTATCAAGAACGTTTAAACTTGTAATGGTAAAAGAGGTTCCTGCGGTTCTTGCTGAAACATATTGAGCTCCAACATTGGTCAATGTACCGCCATTTACTGTTAAGAAAATACGTGAATTCGCTGTTACTTTCGTTGTATTTACGGTCACGGTTCCAGCTACAAGGGTTGCTACACCCATAGTCGCATTGGTACCCTCTTTAATATACAATCCGTTTCCAGCATCATTTAATTTTACATCGCCATCAAATCTAGATGTTCCTGAATCAACCCAGAAGGCATATTTATTGGATGTCCCACCAGTTGGAGCAGCATTTATATACACATTTGACGAATCAACGATCGTACCCGATGTTTCAACAAGTGTAGGTGCAATGAATGCGGCTGTTGCCACAATTGGACATACGCCTGATGTAGTTACTGTCCATGTTGAATTTGCAATTACAAATGATGCTGCCGATGCTCCACCTGAAACTGAAAGACTATTTGTTCCAATGGCAAACCACTTATACATTGCGGAGCTACCACCGATTTGAAATCCAGAATTTGCACTATTCCCAGAATTTGGCCATAAAGAGCTAGTAGCTGATCCTACTGTGAGGGTTCCATTTACCTTCAAATCACTCAAAAATGTAAAACCTTGATTAAAGGTTCCACCGACACCTGCTTGCATTGTAAATTCTTCAATGCCTTGAGCAATCGTAAGTTTGCCAGCAGAGTTTACTGTGATGGAAGCAAAATGAGTTGAATCATATCCAAATCTAGCTTGTTCGGTAGTTCCTTGAACATGCAAGAAAGCAGCAGGTGTAGTTCCAATTCCTAATCTTTTATTTGTATTGTCCCACAAATAAGCCCCGTCACCACCAATGGTAGTAGAACCTGTCCAGAAAGTTACTTGTCCTGATGTAGCAGTACCTACACTAATTTGTTGATCTAATTGAAATCTTGTCGATCCAATTGTAATAAAAAGATGTGAACCATTATATTCAAAAGCTCCATCTTCAGGTGTTGTTAAATTTGTTCCAGATGTAAACTTAAGTGGTGCTGTATTAGCCGTTGCTGTTCCAGCTCCTAAATGTAATTTCGCTGTAGCTTTAGTAAGTGCTGGAAGTCCTATTCCAGTATTGCTTTCAAACTCATTGAAAATATTTTTGGTTGTATTTTGTTTTTGATAAAATCCCCAATAAGAAGCACCTGTAAAAAATGTTGAATCTACTTGATCCGCATAAAATCCATATGCGTTTCCAGATGCAGTAATAGCCCCGCCTGCTGGTGCTGAATTTATTCCGCTAGATTTAAAACCATAAAGATTTGTAACTGTCATTGTTCGTGAATTTGTATTTCCAAAAACAGCTTCATAATTAATTGCATTGGTTAATGGTGAAGCTGAATTACTCTTTGAAGAAATATTACATAAAACTCCGCGCCATAAATCTGAAACTTCAGATGCACCATCTGAATTATTGCCAAGAGTTATACTTACAGCCGTTACTAAATTTGAACCTGGTAAAGAACTTTGATTACTAGTAACTCCAAATGAATGTGCACTAACAGTTCCTGTAGTTGCAACAAATGCAGAATTGATTGCCTTTCCAACGCCTCCACCAGATATTGTTACCGTGGTGCCTGAAACCGGATCAGCAAATGTGCCAATCGAACAATTGGTTTGAATTCTAGCGTAATCGCCCATCAAACCAGTATTTGCTATTACATTATATCCGGTTTGCGCACCAACTCCGCCAACACGAAGTTGATTTGTGGAAGGATCAAAAATTAAATTTGAAGTTCCTTTTGTAATTTCTGCGCCTGTTGCAGTGTAAACTGGAATTTGATTTATAACTTGGGTTCCAGAGCTTTGCTGAGTAACAAATCCACTGCTTGAATTATCAAGTTGATACGTATTTCCATCATTTGATCGCCAAAATAAATGATTAGATGTTTGCCATATGTCACCTTGAAGTGGTGAAGTAGGTGCAACGCCTGCGGGAATTCTTACGGATGCATTTGCAGTCGTAGATGGGGCAGCATGTACATAAGCAGTCGCTACTATGCCTGTTCCAAGACCAACACCAAGTAAACCGGGTGAAGACAAAGCAAGTTGACCAACCTCAGTTAAAACTGAACCGCCAGCAGGAACTCGCATGAATTCAATTCGATCCAAATCTGTTCTGATGCGCATATTCCAAGTTGGTTTCGTTACATCGGATTGAGCATTCGTATCGATGTTGAAATTGCCATAGACATTCATATTTCCAAGGCCACCGACAGTCACAGCATTATCAAAGCTTGCGCTATTATTTCTAATTGCAAATCCTGCTAAAGATCCGCCACCATTTTCAATTCGTGCAGTTCCACCAGCTACATGAAGTTTTTCAACAGGGGTACTTGTTCCAATTCCCAAACGAGAATTTGTAATATCCCAAACGAATGAAGATGTTCCTCGAGAAAGTTGTCGAATTGCTGTATTCCACCATGGCACTTGACCTAAAATTTGTGTTCCAGTTCCAGCTTGGGTGACAAAAACACCAGATACTTGTGCATAAACAATATTATTGCTTCCAACAGTTGGATTTACAGTTTGCTGAGAAAATAATCTTCCCTTATTTGCAGTTCCTTTGGATGGCGAAACAATCTGTTCATTCAATTCAGAAGTTTCATCTGAATCGTCTGCTCTTACAAGTCGATATTGAGTGGAAACATCGCCAACCTCATCAACAAAATAGATCCCATTTTCAATAGGATTGGATTGGTTCTTTACAAGAATACGATCGAGCAAAAGAATTGGTATGCCATCAATATTTCCTATAGCACCTTCAGTTGCAGGTTGTAATGTAGCACCTACGCCACCAGAGCCATTGTCATACAAAGGTGAGTTCGGAAGTATTGTGGTTGTTGCAACTTTTACAGCAACAACATTATTTGTATTTGGATCAACAAATGAACTAGCCAACAAAACCCAATCAGAATTTGTGATACCGCCTTGCAATTGATATGTAGATGCATCTGATTCTAAATATACTGTTAAACCTTCATATCTTTTGACATTATCGATTGCATCTCTTTCTGTAATATCTGCAACTACAGTTCGATCATCAAGTGGAAGTCCAGCAGCGAGTAAAAAGTTTGAACTTAAAGGTATGCTCATGGTACCTCAATAAAAGTGTTGGTGAAGTTCACTTGTGTTGTTAAATTATTAAATTCATAAACTCGATAAGAAATTACTTCACCAAAAGAATTGGTAATGTTCACGCCTGTCGTCACAGTCCAATCTGAAATTGTTTCAAAACCGTTATCATCTAAAATAGAAATCAGTGGTTGATATGCATCAGGATATGCATAGTAATAAACTTGAACTGTAGGTGAAAAATCTGCTGAATAGCTTGGTGTTTCTACTTGTAAAACCTTTGTGAGTCCACCGCCATCGCTTGATAGATCAAGACCTGGACTATCAACACCATAATAATATACAGGAACAAAAGTAAATGTAGCTGTTGCAGTATCTGTAAAAGTTCCATCTGTCACAGTAGCAGTATAAGTCGTATCATCAGAAACGCCATCAGTATCTGTGAATGTTTCTGTGCCAGGACTTGGAGATGGATCAGAAAAAATAATTCCCGAACCACTTTTGCTAAATGTGAACAATGTAAGTGGAGCTGTACCTTGGGAAATGTTCGACGAAAGATCAACGCTAGATTGAACGTCACCAACTTCATAAAGTCCATCACTTGGAGATGTATTTATGTTGGTTTGAGGTCCAACATCAGGATAAAGCATCATATCGAGAATACTTTGAACAGTAACTGGCGTTGTTCCGAGATCAGTTCCTAAAGCAATGCCTCCGACTTGCGCTGTAGTTTCGCCTTGCGGAGTATATTCGCCAGAACTTCCACCGGATGAATTTTTATTCCATTCACCCATCATCACTTCAATGACTTCACCAATTTGAACAATGCGGCCACGTTTTACTAGAACGTAGCCGATTGCCTCATCAATAGAAGTAGCTAAAATAACTGTGAAGGAATCAGCAGGATCTCTTTTGACAAAGTTAAACCGCTCAAGAGCTTCGCCAGCAGTAAATGCATGACTTTCAGTACCCTTGTGATTGGTAAAACTTTCCTGCCAAAATAAACCTGCCACGTAACTTACGCCTTAATGGCTTCAGCTCGTGCAAGTGAATAAGCTTGATTGTATCCTAGATTTCTTTCAGCCATCAAAACCTTAGTTCGTTCAAGAACTGTAGAAAGTTTAGCGTTTGAATCTTTGTTTTCATCTTTTTTAAATAGCGATGAATCAAATTCAATTTCCACTTTTGCCTCTTCTAGTGTTTTAATTTTATTTTCTAGTTTTTCAACTTGAGCACTCAAAGTTTTAATTGTCTTAGATGCTTCCTCAATTACTGCCGCTGCTGCAACCTCGCCGTCTTGTTTCTTTTTCTTTTCTTCATCTTCTTTGGCTTTGGCCGCTTGATCAGCTTCGCTCTTTGTACCCTCGTCATGCTTTTCTTGGCACGAACAAGCAAATTCAAAAGCTGCGTGAGCGTCTGTTTTAGAAAGCTCTACATATTTTTCTTTTTCTTCTTTGCTCATGAAGCTAAATTTTTCCATATTCATTTTGATTTCTCCCTTTTTGTTTTGGTTAACTGAAAATATTTCCGCCGATGTATTTGGATCGGCACCGATTGGACATAGGGATACTTCCCTAATGAATCCATTTCTGAAAACGGCAATCGGAGCTTGAAACTCTTGTCCGTTAACGTTGACAGAACCTGATTTGAATCCTTGGATGTGATCCGTTTCTACATAAATGGATTGCTGCATCGGGAAGCCCTCTTTCATGAGGTTGTAGATCTTATTGCCTTCCGCAGTATGCTCTGAAATCTTACCGGTGATTTTAATATCGTTTGAAAAGTGAAGTTTACCATTTCCGACAATTTGATTTTGATCGTGATTGTAAAAAGAAGGAACCCGTAGTGATGGGTTTTGTTTCATGGTCTTTGATCCAGCGCTTGGAACGTCAATGACAAGCTTAGAATAGATCTCGCCATCATCAGCAATGACAAAACGATCCGTGATTTCACCACCGGAATAAGCAACGCCAGAAAATGCTCTTGAATCAGTTTCACCCGCGAAGGAAAACTGTTCTTTGCCTAACCAAATTCCATTTCCACCCATAAAGCCCCCTGTATATGATTACGTTTTATCAGGTTTTGTAAAGTTATTTTTATTATCCGACATAAATTTATTCACAACCGCAGTTTTTGTAGCGAAAGTTGTCGTTGCTTGAACGCGCAAATCGCTTGGTAAATCATTGAGTGAATTTCTAAATTGAGCATTCAAAGCAGTTTCCAATGTTCCAGGTCGTAACCCAAAACCTTTATCCGGTCGAGTTTCATTTAGATTAATTTCTGTTTTCGGAGTTGAGGCAACTTCATTTTCTGAATTCAGTGGAATGATTGTGCATCTGCAATTATAACCAAGAGGTGGGGTATGACTTAACCAAAAAGGATCATCAATAGGTAATACGATTCCATCACAAGCCGCATGGCTCTCGCGTGTGCGATCATCAAGAATTGCTTGGAATGCATATTTCGTAGAAATGCCTGTGGCTTGAGATTGCTCAACGATACCATTTGTAAAAGCCGTCGACATGTTCGTTCGATAAACGGTTGCAAGTTGCCCTTCACCAAATGTTTCATAAAATGCTGGATCAACCGTCTCTTTCCATTTCTCAAAGCTTTCAAATTTTTCCATTCCTTTGGTCATGTCATCCATAACCTTTTTCACAAGTTCGATCTTATTTAAATTACCAACAGTAAAAGCAAGTCTTCGATATTCTTCTGGTAATTGATCATAGAAAACATCGGCCAGGACCGGCTCACCAACGTAGAAATCTTTGAATCGCTTAGACATCCTTGGCCCCCGCAATACTTGATTTCAACATTCCTTCGAGTAACGCTTCATCAAAATCAACTGTTCCTTTACGAATAAAGGCTTTGAGTTTGGCTTGAATATCTTCCGGTGATTTGCCTTCTTTGACAATCTTCGCAATTTCTTTCCCGTAATTGATTGATTCGCCGATGAATTTGTTCTCAAGCTTTTCAGCTTCACCAATTCGAGCTTGGAATTTCTCAGGACTTATAAATCTTTTTTTTTGAGCCGAAAGCTGTGAAGTAAATCTAGGTTGAGCTGAGGAAGCAATCGGAGGCTCTTGATATGTAATTTGAGTTTCATCGAAATCATATTGATCGACAAAATATTCTTGAGTAAATCGAACACCAATACCTGAGAGAACTGCATCGCGGTCCGCAAGATCACCTTGAATACCTTTTGGTGATTGAAATTCAAATGTAGGAACCCCACCGGTAAATTTATTAAGCTCATACAAAGTCTTGACGATGGCTTGAACTGTATCTTTGACCATGATCGAATCAGAATAGGTCTTATTCCAAGAAACACGCTCATGAACCTGCCCCAAAGAATAGGAACCATTTGAACCTGAAGTTGAGGTCAATGTTTGACCAAGTATAACGCGTAAGATTCGATTGCATGTGATTTGATCGAAGCTTTCAAACACTGGCGTAGAACTAGTACGACCGTCGACAGTTTCAATGGTTGAACCTTTATTCAAGATAACACCGCGTGGTCGTTCGGATTCAAGGAATTCTTTCATCTTATCGATTTCAGCTTGACCTGTATTATCTCCTAAACTTAAGGCGAAAAATGGAACGCCGAACTTCTCAAGATATTTCATCATGAACACATCGCCATTACAGCGAAGGTCATAAACATCCCAAAGACGAATCGCGAGAGGAAATCCATCAGGATATTGAGCGCTCGGTTTATTTAGAGTTACGAAATATTTGCCTTCTGTGATTGGCTTCTTGTTTAGAACCCAAACACCTTTGATTTTCTCGAAATTATCAGGATTTTCATCAATCACGGAATCGATCGTAATCCCTTTGGTAATCGGATCAGGCTTTTTATAAACGACTTGCAATGCAGACTTGCCAAAAGGAAGTGCCCACCATGCAGAGTTTAAAATGCAATATAAATTCTTTTTGATTTGCTCGTAGATAAAATCATTTTCATTTTCGTTATCATTCCCAACAAGTGCCCATGGTGTTGCAATCAGAGCGTCAAGTCGAGTCTCGAAAGCACTTGAAATTTCTTCGTCATCAAGAATGCATCGAATGTTTTGATTGCTTGGAATTTTCTTACGTTGATATAGTTTTTTGTTATTTGTATAAAAAAATAACTGGCTATCTTTTGGATTTGCGGCGAAGCGAAAAATCTTTGAAAATAAATTAGCCATATTTACGCTTACCTACTGTTACAAATCCAGATCCACTTGTCGATCTATTTTTCAAAATGATGAGCGTCATCACAAGAGCGTCCACAAAATCGTCGTTCTTTCCTTTCGGGAAAATGAGTAATTCTTTGATGCAATCTGAAACCCAAGATTGACCTTCAGGAAAATGTACATTGCCTGCTTCAAACAAAGGTTGCACTTCATAAAGCCGAGCTTCTTTGCTGTATTCTGGTTCATAGGATCGAACCCCTGAGAATTCTTTGGATAGAATTTGAAGGGCCGCATGACCATTGGCTTTCTTTTCAATCGTTACACCTGATTTTGTCATCATTCGATCATGAACAGCGGAAATAAAAGTTCGCATATGACCCATCGCTACCGGGAAATTCCATTGACCTCGAATCCTGGATTGAACGTAATAATTTGTTCCAAGTCTTGTCACATGAACCCCGACGTTGTAATCAGAATTAAGATCACCTTCAAAACTCATATCAAAGCCAAGCTCTTGATCATCATACTCAATTTTCTTCCAATCGGTTGATTGAGTAAAATATTTGATATCGGATTCCTTGATGATGTTACCGCCAGCAGGCATCGGATCTTGCTGCATCTGACCGGAATAACCAATTGAACCCATATCCTTCTTGTCAATATCTCGCTCTTTTTCGCCGTATCTTAACGGAAACAAAAGCTCCCCTTCTACCTTTCGTGGATCTTTAAAGCCAATAACAGAAACTGTTTCACGTGGAACATATTCCATAGGCAGAATCAAATGCTCAAATTTTTCTTCTGATTCATCCAAAATCCAACCACTTAAATCATTTTGGTGAAGACGTTGCATGATGATAACTTTGCTGCCTGTTTTTTTATTGTTTAGACGAGAACTCATTTTAGTTCTCCACCAATCAATTGCAGCATTACGCAATGCTTCTGAATAAATTTCATCAGCATTATGCGGATCATCGATAATGAGCGTGTCGCCACCTTCCCCAGTCGCAACGCCACCTACAGAAGTACTCAGTCGATAACCTGTTTTGGTGTTCTCAAATTTATGCACTGTATTTTGATCATCTCGTAATTGAATATGATTCTTGAAAAGTCGCTTGTACCAATCAGATTCAACCACAGTTCGCATTTTGATTGCATCTCGGGAAGACAGAGTTTGAGCATACGTTGCACACATAAAACGATGCTGAGGTTCTTTGATCCAAGTCCAGGCTGGCCACATGACAGAAGTCAAAATGGATTTCATCATTCGAGGGGGAATGTTGATGAGTAAATTCTGAATTTGTTTTCGAGTTACAGCCTCAAGATGTTCTGCAACAACTTCAATATGCCAATTAGAAATGAATTCAGATGGCTCGATAATATGCCAAGCTTGTTTTAAAAATTCCGCAAGTGAGCGCCTACAAAGCTCCGCATTGATTTGATCATCCGTTGGAAGAATTAATTTTTGCATTGAGCACTTGTAATTGTTTTAATTCTTGTTCGGAAAGTTCCGACAGATCTGGTTCTGGAGGTGATAGATTTTCATGAATATATTTCTGAATTTGAGGTCCAATTGTGCGGCCAAAGAAATCTTGAATCACAGCCCAGTTTCTTTTTGTAACCGCATCCCAAAACAAAACCTCAACCAAAGGAGCCTCTGGACGAGTATAGTATTTAGCTGCATCTTCCAGCGTCATATTAAGGCCAGCTACAGCCCGATAAATATTTTCTTTTAACTGATCTCGAATAAGTTTCGCATCATAGGGCAACTTAGCTCTTGAGTTACCTTTCATTTCTTCAGGCCGATTATATTTAACTAATTGCGTCATTGTTTTTTTTGTTTATGACACGGCAATTAAAATGTAACAAAAGTTTCCCGATTGTGCAAATTACAATTTTCCATAGCTGGCCAGAATCAAAAGTATCGCTGCATAAATTACAACGAAGATGCATAAAAACTCAACTGTGAATTCGGATAAAATAATCCAACAGAGCTTAAGAATTCTTTTTATCATCAATCAAAATCCATTCACACCTTGGAATAAAAATTTTATCATTTGGAAGTTTAAATTTCTTAGTATTTAGAATTGGCCTGTGTGATTCAGGTAAATGTTCATATCCTGGAATAAATTTATATTTCTTTTGTTTTTTCTTCATTTTCATTTTCCTGATGTTCGATTTTCACTCTTTCGATTTCAAGTTGCAGAGCCTGAAATATTTCAAGCAATGCATCATAATTGCAATCGAGACGTAGATATTTTTGATCACCCTCATCTTGAAAAACAGCAAAAGTATATTCATCATTTTTGTGTTTTCTTATTTCCAAAAATCCATCATGGAATGTTCTCAAAAATATTGTTTCCTCATTTTTCATTTTTGTTCTCCTTTTTGTGCATATAAATACTCGTTTTTAAAGTCCTTTTTTATATTATTCAAAGCAAAATCATTTGCTTGTCCGATTGTCATAGGACCACCAATCTTAGAAAGTGCGACACGACCTAGCTGTGAAATACCCTCAATTCTTTGGCCAGACCCACTACGTTTGATTGAAGTTAGTATGGTGCCCCATTCCATTTGCCAAGCTTCGATCGTCGATTCTGGGGCATTTGTGGAAGTTTTTTCTGGTCGAGCTGAATCCTGATTGCGATTAAACCAATTCACTAAGAATCGTTCGTAGTTTGATTTTTTATTTTTGGGGTTTGCAAGTAACCAGGCTTCGGCCTTTGCAATTTGTTCTTTGAGGTTTAATGCGGGAAAAGCTTTTTGCCATTTTTCAAAATGTTCAGGATTTATGTTTTCAAGATTCCCTTTTTCAGAAAGTGAAATCTTCAACCTTGCTACTTTTTTTGTAGCAAGGTCAATTCCATTCTCCATATGTCCATTCTCCATACTCCATAATCCAGCGTTCTCCTCGCGGTCATGACCGTTAGAACTTGCGGCTATGACCGCGAATGGTATTTCTGAAGGGGGTTCTTTGTGGTAAGGTCGTTGATATTTAAGGAAGTTTTTGCTTTGGATGTATCTCTTGCCATCTGTGGAATACCTGTGGATAAATCCCTTGTCATGAAGCTCTGTCAATGCTGCGTCAATGTTGATCGACTTGTAAGGAAAAACCTCAGCTTTGATGAATTTGGGTCGATCCTCTAACCTTCCTTCACGGTCACATAGGGTCCAAATTCCGATCCAAAGAAGTTTTAAAGTGTCGGATAATTGGTCATCTATTTTTTCATCTTTGAAAAATTCAGGCTTGATTGTTCTTATCCTAGCCATACAAAACCTTTCTGCCCCCGCAGTTTATCGATGATCTTTGGGAGACGAAAGACAAACCACGGAGGCAAACCCTTTTTATCGGGAACTGTAAAATTTTGTAGGAGCATCCCAAAGATCATTAAAAACAGTAAACTCCAGTTGCGTTTCATTGTCAAAAAATAAATATTATAATTTTATTTGACACCATTTTTGATATCATTTATGATGTTTTTATAAGTAGAAAGAAAGGAAACAGAATGAACATCAAAGAAGCAATCGTCAAGAAAAGAGGGCTCGTTGAAAAGAAGATCGAGAAAATTACAAATGCAGTTAATCATTTGGCTGTTTTTCTTCAGAACGAGGACGTTGGTGTTTTTGTGGATGAGAAGCTTGCGCGGAATTTGGAAGCCGCAAAAGATTCCATTCAGAAAATAGTAGATGCAAGGAAGTTATTGTCATGAAACTTATTTTGGATATTGGACTTGGTTTCATGATGGCCGGATGTTTGTATGTAATGACCGTAATATTATTTTGTTTATAAACTAGAAGGGACAGGAACATGAATATCATTGATGTGATCAAACAAAGTTGTGAGCTTTACAATTCAGTACATGACGAAAAGATCCGACAATTTCTCATTGGACTCATTCAGAAATTGGCTGGTGAGTTATGAGAAGTTTCTTTGAAATGTTTTTTGGAACTGAGTTAAAAGATTTAGAAAATGAAATCTCAAAATTGGAAAATGATATTCAAGACCTTGAAGATAAAAATCAAATTCTTTTTGATACTAATCAAAAATTAAGAAGGAAAATAAAATTACTCAAGAAAGGAAAAGCCAATGTCCGAAAACGTACGCCGAAATGAATTCGACGAAATGAGCTGTTATAAACTTGCTGAATATATTAATTCCTTGCGAAGTCGAAGCGTTCGAGCTTGTACGGATCGCTTCTTAAAAGGAATTTCAAAACGATGCACAGATGGGATCTATTCGATGATTAAAAACTTTACCGATGAATTTCAAGACCAAGATATGTTTTGGGAGATTGCTTTAACCTATTCAGATGAAAAAACAATTGACTCGATCAAAGAATTTCTATCTGAAATGGAAAGATCAGTCGCGGAAGGCAATGCAGTTGATATGCAAATTGATTTGAAGAAAGAGGGATTATGAAAAAAAATAAAATAGAGGCAGTGATGGGGACATTACTTTTTATAATGGTGGCTTGTCTTTGTGTTTGCGGAACATGGAGAGGATTTTAATATGAACGCAGAATACTTTATCAAGAAATTTGAATCTATTCCTGACGATCATTGGTGTGTGAATCACTTTGTAAACCCTGAGAATATAAACCAAATGTGTGCTCTAGGTCATTGCGGAGAAAGGCTTGATGATCCGCCGCCACTTCCAGGTGCGAATTATTTCAATGACGAAGCTCATCAATTAAAAGCTCTCTTTCATTCGATTAGTTACAACATTCGAGATGTGAATGATGGAACATTCGGCTGCGAAGGTTTAGGCAAGACTCCGAAAGAAAGAGTTTTAAAAGTTTTGCGATTGATTAAGTCGACAACAAATTAGAGACAACATGAGACTATCGAAAATCACATTCGACGAAGCGAAAAAAGAAGTAGCCTGCTGGCAAACAGGTCATCAGGGTTCATTTTGCGAAGCTATTTTGTCGGCCTATTCAAAAGCTGATTCACTTAACAAAGTCGATCTTCAATATGCATATCCGAACCTGACTCGAGCCTATGATGATTGGTATTATTGCAAAGATTCAAATGCATGGATCAAATCCGTTTTAGAAATGGGGGATTTGTGAAATTCAAAATAGGAGATGCAAATAATCAACCCAAAGATCCAATCAAAGAAATTGAATTACGAGTCAATAAAATGTTTGAGATTGGAGATTGGGTAGAATGTTCTCAAGAAGATTTTGAGCAACATTTTACGGACTTTAAAAACCTAATCGCTTTGGTGAAAGAGTATAGAGTTGAAATACTAGATTTAAGAAATTATGCTCCTTTACCTAAATCTATTGAAGAAATCGAATCCAAAATCTTTGGATCAAATGAGGGTGAATGAAAAAATACAAACATATAAATGGTTGGATTGGATATACATTTACCGATACTCATAAACAAATATGTTCTATCCAAGATTCATCTGTAGCTACATTTGAAGGTTTATGGCTAGGAATTGATAGTGGTTTAAGCGGAATCGAAAATGCTCGTATGCATTTAAACATAAAATTAGCTAAGCAGCTTATAAAAAAGTTGCAGCAATTTGTAGATGATGGGCATCTTGGATCATGGAAATCCAAATGACAAGCAATAAACCAAAAAAGCCGGAGATTGTTTGGATTGATATGGGAGAGCCTTTTTATTATAGATCTTATGAAAAGTTAGAAGGGCAGAATGCTTACATTTCTATAAATTTCGTAATAAAAAAGATAGAAGAACTTAAAAAATATTATGTAAAATATATTGGAACAGAATTAATTCATTGGTTGAAAACAATTCAGGAGAATGAAAGATGAAACTAGGAAAATTATTTAAAGCAGCATTCAATACAGTAACCTTGCCAATTGAAATCGTGAAAGACATTGTGACTCTTGGAGGTGTGGCTTCAGAAGAACCACAATCATATACAAAAACCAAGATCGAAGAGATTGAAAAGAATTTGGATGACGTGACCAAATGATTAAAATCATGAAAGGCGTACCTTTCGGCTGGTTTGAAACAGGAACTGAAGGAACTATATGGGCCATACAAGATGAGAAAGACGCATCCAATAAATATTGGAGTTATGAAAATCTACATATCATCAAGCCAGGCGATCGCTTAAAAATCATTGATAAAAAAACAAATGAGATTGTTGTCGATCAAGATCTTCAGGTTGTTCATTCCGATGGCAAAATGAATCTCTATGGTTTTTGGTGTCATTGGCTTCCCATTGGCATTGATCATAAACTTTGGGCTCAAATATTTTTAGATGAGAATGGTAAAGATAATTTTCTAGCAGAACTTTCGAGAGTCACAGATGAATGAAAATATCGAATGCATTGGTTGTCAACGATTGATTGATAAAAATAAAAAATCAAACGATCTAATCGCTGAACAACAAATCGAAATTAGAGATTTAAAAAATATCTTAAAAGAACATAGAGAATGCTTCCAAGATATATCAAATATGATGTTCTGTATTGGTGGACCTTTGAATGATAATATTGCCCAATTTACCAAAGAACAAAGAAGATATTTTCATGAAATAAAAAATAATTGTGAAGCGGTAAATTGGGGCAGATATGATCAAAAGGAAGAAGAATAATGTTAGAATTTATACATATTACTAAACTAGAAGAAGATATCGACAAACTACAAATACAAATCATTTTATTACAAAAGCAGATTGAGATAATTTCAAAAAATATTTCATGGTTACCTGGCTATAAACCTATTGATTATCCTTTATCTGAATCTGATGAATGGAAAAATTTGAAATGAGTGAATCAGCAATCAATAAAAAATTAAGTCATGGAAGATGGCTACTTGAGCAGGCGGTTGAGAATTTATTAAAAGCTGAATCTTCACCAAAAGGACAGAAATATCCATTCATTGAATCAGCCCGTTTTAATGTCCGACAAGCTTTGCCATATTTGAACTTTGACATTTTGAGAAATGAAATTGAGAATGGTTGATACTAAACTATAAACTATAAAGGATGAAATGAGTTTCCCAACTTGTAAGGCTTGCAAATTCTTTTTTGTGTTTACTCTTGAAACATTAGATCATCCTGCGGCGCAGATTTGCGATCGTTTTGGTTTTAAGATTGGCGAGAAAGATCCACTTCGAGATTCTATTGATTGCAAACCTAATCAATTCTTTTGTAGTGAATTCACGGATAAAAATGGAGATCGATTTATTAACTGGCAACAAAAAGGAGAACTATGACACTTGTAACTGAAGCTTTGTTTTTATGGGTACTTGCAAATTATATCGGAATGCCACAATGGGCAATGGCGATTGTAGCTGTTTTATTTATCATTGGCAGAATTGGCCCAGCGTCAGTTCAATTGCCGCTTGGTGGATCAAAAACTTTGCGTTTATAAAATATAGTTTTGAACAGGAAGGAACAATATGACCCAATTAAGTTTGGTGTTGGATCGAGTCAATCCAAAAGACAGTGAACGTAATAATAAACTGTCAGGTGATTTACTCAAAGTCTTTAATATTATTTTGGATCGCAAACCACATTTTGTAAAAGATATTGCAGCGAAACTTTGTTTGCCTGAGAATTCAGTGCAAGCACATTTGCGACATCTTCGTAAAAATAAATTTGGACGGCATAATGTTGTTCGCAGAAGCGTCACAAAAGGAACGAGTTACTACATTTTAGAATTTGGGAGCTATCAGAAATGACACCGGAAGAACAAAAAAAACAGGTTCAAATTGAGTTTGAAAAGAAACGTATTTTAATCGATTCCAAGATTGCCGAATTATCCACCTATTTTGAGGACGGATGTTTGGTTAGTGTAGTCGTAAGGCGGCCAGGAAACGATGCTCAAACCATTATAATCGGTCCTGATAGCATAGAAGAGCTTGAAAGGATTATAGTTTTAATGCGTGAAAATAAGCAAAAAAAGGTTGACATATATATACCAAAAGTGGTACTTAATTAGATATGAAAAAAGATATCAAAATAGATAGAATTACCAATGGCACAGAGCTTAAGCAATGGCGACTTGCTCAACGACAAGAAAATGGTAAGAAGCTATCTCGTTTAAAATTCTGTTCTGTTATGAATAAATCCATTACCTGGGTTACCGATGTGGAAAACAAGGGGAAACTATTGGATGAGAACTTTTTAATCGTTTTAAAGGCAAAATACGCATCAAATAAAAAGGCCGCCAGCTTTGGATTACCGACGGCCTCATGATGTTTGAACCAGAAGGACTAAGAACAAATGAACAATAACACGACCATTGAAATAAAACAAATCCCTGAATCAGTTTCGCAGATTAAGCAGTTCTACGAATACGACACCTATAATATTACTTGCCGCGATGAATATGAAACGGCAGCGGCCTATTTTTTACAACTAAAAGCTCATTTAAAAAAGGCTGAGGATGAACGAAAATTAATCGTTGATCCAATCAATCAAGGTTTGCGTCGGGTGAATTCATTATTCAAATCAATCACTGATCCTGTTTCCAGAATTAAAGATAATATTGAACGCAAAATGAGAACATTTGTCGATCAAGAACGTAAGAAGCTTGAAGATGAAAAACGAGCTGAAGCTGAAAAACAAAAAAAGATATTTGAAGAGAATGCAAAAAAGGCCAAGGTCGAAGCCATTGAAACTGGATCGGAAGCAGCTCTACAAGTTTCACAGAATTTTACAAGACTTGCCGATCAGGTTGAAACTGAAAATGTAAAAGTTTCACAGACCATTAAGCTCGGCAATCAAGGTACCGTTTCAGAGCGTCGCATTTGGAGATTCAAAATTACTGATGAGACATTGGTTCCAAGGAAATATTTAATTGTAGATGAAAAATGTTTGCGTACAATGGCAACGCAATTTGGAGAATCAGGTCAGACTATTCCAGGTGTAGAATTCTATCAAGAGACAAGTTTCGCAGCTTTAAAATAAAAGGAGAAAATATGTTTATAAAATTAAATAGAAAATTAAAATTAATGAATAAAAATGTAAATCTACATTATTATGTAAATACAGATAAAATTAAATATTTAAATGATTTGAATGACGAAACAACCATTTTTTTTGATTTAAATGATCCTGACGGATTTGATGGAAATACCATTCAAGTTGATGAAACATGTGAAGAAATATTTAAAATCATAAATAAAGGAAAATAATATGACAACACAAACAGAACAAAAAGCAATCGTAGCTCAAACCAAATCAGAAGCAGACAATCAATTGGCCATTGCTCGCGATAAGGCAAACATCGGTCTTATCCAAGCGACACTCAATAAAGATTGGAAAGGTGTTAAAGACGAATTCAGAGTTAGATTTGTATCTCGTCTTTGTGAACAATTAAATATTGCTCCGGTTCTTAATCCATTCCGATTCATCGACATGAAAGGTGCAACAGTTCTTTATGCAGATAAACGAGCTGCGGCACTTATTGCAAATGCGAACAAAGTTTCAACTGAAATCATCAAAGAAGTGTGGGACAAAGAAAAACAAATCTTCAAAGTATATGTTCGTGCTTCACGACCAGACGGTTCATTCTCCGATGAATTTGCATCGCTTCATATCTCAAGTAAATCTGGTCAGGATCGCGCCAATGAAGAAATGAAATGTCTGACCAAAGCAAAGCGTCGTGCAATTCTAGCTCTTGTTGATTTGGCAATTCCAACTGAAGACGAACTTCAATATGTCAATGAAGCTCAACAAGTAACGCCAGCTCCACAACGAATCGAATCAAAATCAAACGTTGTAGATACAACGCCAGAAGATGAACGGATTGAAGCTATGTCTGAATTATTTGAAGTTGTAACTGGTGGCGATGGAAAGAAAATGGATCTGTTTCACAAATTCGTTGCTGATCAAACTCAAGGCAAAAAACCAAATGAGCTTACTTATGATGAATGCCATGAATTAATGGAAACATGGAATAAAATTAAAGCATCAGCTCCAGTTCCAGACGCTCCAAAAGGTGAGCAAGTACCTCTTTTTGCCGATGAAACGAATCCAGTTTTATGAAATATAAAGAGGAATTAGGTTTGTTTATTAGCATGTTGATAATATCAATGATGATCTTTATCGGATGCAAAGGAATCGAAAGATTCGGAATGAAAATTTCAAAGAAAGGAAATTATTATGGATCAAAATAAAGAACAAGAAATTAAAAATCGTCAGGAATTCATCGCACAAATCGATGGAATGTCACAGTACATGTCTCACACGATGAATTTGATGAGAACATTTAAACGTCTTCATGGTGAGCACGAAGGTCAAGAAATAAAATCTATTACAAGACCTATTCTAAAAGCCATTGAGGCCATGGAAGATGTTTATGAAATGGTCGGACTTCAAAAAATTGTGAATAATCTTTTGATCGATCAATATAAAACAATGAAGGCAA